GTTATATTCGCGCTTATTATTTCACAATAAAAACTATGCAACTTTCAAAACATTTTACTCTTTCAGAGATGACCCGTTCGATGACTGCGCAACGTAAGGGAATTGATAATACACCAGGGGCCGGGGAAATTAAAAGCTTAGGAGACCTTTGTTATGAGGTCTTAGAACCTTTACGGGCACATTTTGACAAGGCTGTTACGATTACCAGCGGATACCGTTCAGAAGCGCTCTGTGAGGCTATAGGCAGCAAAAAAACATCGCAGCATGCCAAGGGCCAGGCGGTCGATCTAGAAATATTTGGCGTGCCCAACATTAAGACAGCTTACTGGCTACAAAATAACGTCGATTTTGACCAGCTCATCATGGAGTACTTTGATAAAGATGATCCTGCAGGGGGATGGGTCCACATATCTTATCACGAATCAGACTCAAACAGAAAACAAGTTCTAACTTTTGATGGAAAAAAATACACTGAAGGTCTTCCAGATATGGAATGGAAAGACGGCAAAGTTGTAGGTTAAATCCAATCTTTTAATTCCTCACCCATAATCTGACTAGCTATATCTACTTTCTTTCTTAAAGCTTTTACAATTCTTTCATCAACAGTATGCTCACACATAATATCAATATAAGTCATGGGGTAGTGCTGTCCAATACGATCTATTCTAGCTTCTGATTGTTGTCTCTTCTCAAGGTCATAACCATTAGAATAATAAATCATATTACTAGCTGCGGTTAATGTAATACCATAACCACCTGTCTGTGTAGTACCAATAAAGTATTTGACTGGTGAGTTTAGATCCTGAAATTTTTCTATATTTTTTTGACGCTCTGACATTGGTGTCAGACCATAGTAATCCACAAAACTATTTTCGCCAAATTTTTTAGATATCTCCCGGATTATCCTATGTACGTCTCGTTGCCAATGGGCCCATATAACAACTTTTCCCTCTATCTCTTCTAATACATTCATAAGTTCTGGCAATCTATTAGAGTCTACTTCTTTTATAGTGCCATCATCCGCAGTAAAATGACCGCAAGTTATTTGCTGTAGTCGCATTAATTGCGTTAAAACCGTAGCGGTGCTCATTATTTTACCATCCATTTGTGCAAGAGCTAAAACTTTCATCTGTTTGTATAATTTAGTTTGATCTGGTGTAAGTTGAACCATACGCTTAGTAAATGTTTTTGCAGGTAAATCTAAACAATCATCTTTTAGCACACGATAAGAAAAAGCTTTTAATTTTTCTGATAATTCTGCAAGATGCTGATAACCAGTCACAATTTGTACAGACCTACCACCAAAATTTGCTGTTTTCATTTTAGCATATCTAGTTCTAAATGTGTAATAAGACGTATGTCCTAATAATTCTTTTTTAAGAAACTCACATTGTTTGTATAAATCTAACGGTGATTTTGTTACAGGAGAACCTGTAAGTATTCTTTTGTATTGTGCATATTCACCAAGAGAACAAATATGTTTAGTTCTTTTAGCGTCTGGATTTTTAATAGTTGTAGACTCATCAATAGCCATCATAGTTCTATGACAACGTAAAAATTTAGCTGCAAACTCTACACCTTTTTTAGTAGAAAAAGCTTCTACATTCATAATTAAAATGTGAAGATCTTCTCCTGGTTTAAAAACTTTATCCAGTTCTTTTTGTTGTTTTTGATTAATCATTGATTGCCATAAGCAATCTTCATATTCTACATGATTAGGCATATGTGTAGGTATTTCACTATCATACCAATTTTTATATACACCTTTTGGTGCCACAATTAGAACACCATTAATTTTACCAGCGTCATATAACATAGCAATATTATCTATCAGTACTTTTGATTTACCAGTACCCATTTCCATAAAATAGGCAAAGTACGGTTTATCCCAAGAAAGCTCTAACGCTTTTATCTGATGCGCATACGGCTTAGTCTTAAATTTATAATTCATAATTTTTCTTCTTTCTGTATTGACTTCTATATAGAACATCCTATATTGTTTGTCAATGTCAGAAAGTATAAAATACGAAGAAATAAAAAATAACTATAAACCTACAGTTTATATATTGCAGCACCTACCAGGAACAAAAGCTGGTGTTCCTAAAATAAATATTATGAGTGCTTCTAAGTATGGAGAATTTAAATTTCTTTTACCAGAATTTTCTCAAATTATTTTTTCTCCAGGTCCTTTAATTTTTAAATTAAGAAATTTATTAAAAGATTATACTGTAAATGATTATTTATTATTAACAGGTGATCCTGCAATAATTGGAGTTGCGTGTTCTATAGTTGCTGACAATACAAACGGTAAATTTAATTTGCTGAAATGGGATAAGCAAGATAGAATGTATTATCCAATAAAAATAAACCTACACGAGAAAGGAAAAGTAGACAATGAGTAATATAAACTTTGAAGAAGATCAAAGAGAAGATTTAGATGGTGCAAATGATGCCAATAAATTATCTGATCAAGTAGTTAAACTACAAGGACTAGAAGCAGAACTTTTAGTCAAAGAACAAGAATATAAAGAGATGAAAAGAAAAGTAGAATTAGTATCATCTGAGGTAATACCTACGATGATGCAAGAAATGAACATCTCTACATTAAAATTAGCAGACGGGACTTCAGTAGAAGTTAAACCTGTCTATGGTGCTTCTATACCTGCAGACAAAAAGGAAGAAGCGTATAAATGGCTTCGTGAGAACGGACTAGGTGACCTTATCAAAAATGAGGTAACTGTTGCTTTTGGACGTTCCGAAGATAACAAGGCACAGCAATATGCTGTCCTTGCACAAGGTCAAGGGTTTGAACCTATCCAGAAATTAAAGGTTGAACCAATGACACTTAAAGCATTAGTTAGAGAGCGTGTTGAGGCTGGACTTGATATGCCCTCTGACTTATTTAATTTGTTCACAAGCAACAGAACAAAAATAACAAGGAGTAAATAACCATGAACCAAGTAGCAGAGAAAAAGTCTGCAGGACTTCCTTCAAACATGTTTGAAGAAGATGCAGCAAAAGGTTTGGGAAAAATAGGTCAAGAAGATCTAGCCCTTCCTTTTCTTAAAATCCTAGGACAACTTTCACCAGAAGTAAACAAACGTGATGGTAAGTATGTTGAGGGTGCAGAACCAGGAATGATATTCAATTCTGTTTCTGGAGATTTATACGACGGCGTAAAAGGCATAGATGTAATTCCATGTTTTTACAAACTTGAATACATCGAATGGAAAGATAGAGGAGAGGGACCAGGTGCACCTGTTGCAATTTATGATTCTTCATCTGATATCATGTCTAAAACAAAAGCAGATGCAAGTTACAAAGATAGATTGCCTAATGGTAATTATATTGAAAAAACTGCATCACATTTTGTGATCATAACTGGAGACAGTCCATCGACTGCGTTGATCTCTATGAAATCTACTCAATTAAAAATTAGTAGAAAATGGAATTCAATGATGTCGGGCATAAAACTAAAAGGTAAAAACGGTTTATATACGCCGGCATCTTTTAGCCACATTTACAAACTAAAGACTACCCAAATGTCTAATGACAAAGGCACATGGTTTGGTTGGGAAGTAAGTAAAGTTGGTCCTATTACTGACGCAAGTATCTATCAACAAGCTAAAACTTTTTCTGACAGCATTTCTAAAGGTGCAGTAAAAGCAAAGCATGGTGAGCAGAAACCAGCAGAAAGTAGCAGCATTATATAATCCCTTCGGGGTATGTGCACAGCGTGGGCCACGAAGGAGACTAAGTGGCCCTCGTAGACAGGATAACTATGCAAGAATATATAAAAATATTTAATGGCTATAGACATGCGTATGGAATCGCAGATTGGACCAACGCAATTGTCGACCCAGAAAGCGGAAAGCAAAAGCCTAATTACAGATGGAACTACGAAGAATTTACAGACACAATTTATCAAGAACATTTAGAAGGTAAAATATCTGTTGGAATACAACCAACTAATGAAAGTGGTGATGCTAGGTTTGGAGTAATAGATATAGATCCTAAAAAATATGAAAACTTTGATAAAAAATTTTATTTAGAAACAATTCAACAATACAAACTACCACTTATACCTATAGAGTCTAAAAGTGGTGGACTGCATTTATATTTATTTATGAATGAGTTTGTGCAATCAACAATCATTGTATCGTTCTTAAGCAATCTATTACCTTTGTTTAATCTTAAACCAGATACAGAAATATTTCCAAAGCAAACACAATTAACCAAGGATCCGGAAACAGGGATTATAAAACCAGGGCAGTTTATAAACCTGCCATACTATGGTGGACAGCGTAGAGCTATTAACATTGATGGTACATTTTTTACATTAGATCAATTTATAAAAGTTGTAGATGTCAACATAACTACAGTTGAAGATTTAAAATCTTTGACAGAAGAAATGGAAAAACAATCTATGGAAGGTGTGGATGAAGATTTTTTAGAAGGACCACCTTGTCTTGCTTTAATATCTAAAATATCTAATCAATCTAATTTTGATGGCAAAGATAGATTTATGTATAACTATCATGTGTTTGTTAAGATGAAGTATCCAGATACATGGGAACAAAAAGTAAAGAATGCACCTGTAAAATATTTTGCAAGAGAACATGCAAATGCATGGGACGACAGTAAATTAAAACAAAAAACAAGATCATGGAACAGATCAGAAAAAGGTTATACTTGTAATCAAAGTCCGATCAGTGATTTTTGTAAGAAAGGTATATGTGTTAAAAAAAAATTTGGTATACTAGCGGGATCAAAAGGACAATATCCTGTGTTAACAAACTTAAGAAAGATAGATATAGAACCGGACCCAGAGTATGAATTTGATGTAACTAAACCAGATGGTATAGGTAAAGCAACTGTGCATTGTAAAACAATTGAGCACGTAACGGATCAACGTAAACGTAGAAACTCAATAGCAAAAGCTGCTGGATTTCCACCACCAATTATAAAAGCACCAGAAGATCAAACAGTATTAGAAACTTTATTTCAAACACAAAAAGTAATTAACCCTCCTGTGGGTACGTCACCAAAAGAAAAATTACATGACGTATTGCATGCAAAAATAAATGGGCCCAAAGCTATGAACGATGCAGCATTTAAATCTGGAACTGTGTTGATAGAAGATGGTTATGCATACTTTAAGTTTGACAAATTTTACGACAAACTAAGATCTAAGAATTGGAAACATGGTGAAGACAAAACAGGTGTGATGATGAAAACTAATTACAAAAAATGTGACATACAATTTTTAGAACAAAAAAGATTTCCAACAAAAGAAAAAGGTAAATACAATACACCCACAAAAAATATTGTAATGATAAGTATAGAAGAGTTTGAAGACATAGAAATAAACCATACTAAAATAAAACATAACACGGAGATAATGTGATCAGAAAAATATTGGGTCCTCCTGGTACAGGTAAGACAACCAGGCTTATTAAGTATGTAAAAACATTTGTTAAACTAGGTACACCTATTGATAAGATAGGTTATTTTGCATTTACAACTAAAGCAGCTAACGAAGCAGTAGATAGAATGTTAGACGCACATCCTAAATTACAAAAAAAAGATTTAAAACATTTTAGAACATTACACTCACTAGCTTTTAATCAACTAGGTATAAAGAAAGCGCAGGTAATGCAAGACGAGCACTACGAAGACATAGGTAGAAAACTAGGTATAGAAGTCACAGTCTATTCTAATGGAACAGAAAAAACTGGGTTTGTAGATTCTGATAGTGAATACTTTAATATTATTAATGCAGCACGAATCAAAAATGTATCTATTGAAGATGAGTATAATACAGACATGTATTCAGAAGACATAGACAAACATCAATTACAAATTTTAAAAGACGAAGTAGACAATTATAAGGCAGCATATGGACTGGTGGATTTTACTGATATGATAGAAAAATTTAATGTGTCCGAATTGTGTCCGAAATATGACGTAGTATTTGTTGATGAAGCACAAGATTTATCGCCAATACAGTGGAAAATGTACGATATACTTAAGAAAAACTCTAAATATGTTATACTAGCTGGTGATGATGATCAAGCTATTTATGGCTGGGCAGGTGCAGATGTTAAACGATTTCAAGACGAAGAAGCTAAAGACATAATTCTGCCTCAATCTTTTAGGGTACCACAACAAGTACAACACATAGCAGATCAAATACTCAGTCGTATACCCAATGACAGAAGAATTAAAAAACTATGGGCACCGCGTCCAGAATCAGGGACCATTAATCATATAACTGCTATTGAAGATGCACCACTACATGAAAGTGACTGGTTAATTTTAGCACGAACTAATGATAAATTATTAAAATTAAAACCATATCTAAAAGATATGGCTATTTACTTTGAAATAAAAGGCAGAAAGAGTTATAAAACAAGATTGTATAAATCAATACAGGATTACACACGTTGGACTAATGGAGACAAACTATCTTTGTCTGAGGTAAAAGATTTGTTTGAATTTTTAGAAGAAGAAACACCTAGTGAAGAAAGAATGTATGATTTGTCTGAATGGAATTACTCAAAAACACAACGTTGGTTTGATGTTTTTAAAACAGATCCAGAAGAAAGTTTATATATTAGAGAAATGTTAAGATTAGGTGAAGAATTATCTAAACCTGCAAGAGTAAAATTATCTACAATACATGCAGCAAAAGGCGGTGAAGCCACAAATGTTTTATTAATTTTAGACAACACAAAAAAAATAAGAGATGCAATAGAGAGAAGTGAAGATAAGTACGACGAAGAACAAAGAGTTTGGTACGTAGGTGTAACACGTACAAAACAAAACTTATACATACTAACAGCTAAATATGAGGACAAAGGTTATGACATCGAAAGTTTGGGATAAGCAGCACGGCGGGAATCACTATCAAAAATATAAAATACAGCCAAGTAAGTTTGTAGTAGAGAACGAATTGCTATATCCTGAAGGTTGTGCTATAAAATACATAGTGAGACATCGCGATAAAGGAAAAAAACAAGAC